TTACATCTTGAATGTCAGTCATTAGTAAATTCCACGTTTAATTTTGCATCAGATAAAGCACCGACCATTGTCCATGCTGTTTCACCTGATACTAAGTTCTCATCACAGAAATACTGAATAGTATCCTCAAGTATTTCCTTGAGTTCTATTAGTTGCTGCTGTCTTAGTTCATCCATAATGATATTATATCATAGGTATATTAATTTAGGAAGATAGAGGTGGCAGTTTGAGAAATGGCACCTGCAACTGAATTTATACCAATAGCACCCTTTGCCTTAATGGTTGCTGGTCCAGTCTTAGACTCCATACGAATAAGTCCATCATGTGCCATTACATTATAAGCACCTTCCATTACATTCAAATTAAATCCAGTTGAACCGCACTGCATAGAAACTGGTCCTGAAGGATTAGCAACTGTAAATCTAGGAACATTATCAGTTGTAGAACCACCAGGCATAAGAGCAAGATCTACAGAACCATGACATATTGTACTAATACCAGACTTGGTAGCAGCAGGGTTCTTATTAATGTTAATCTTCTGATACAAAGCAGTAGTAACCATTTCAATAGAATTATCAGCACTGATAATACACTCTACACCAGAATATTTCTGTAATTTTGATGCATTTTCATATTCTTTACCTGTAATAGATGTCTTAGTTGCTGCCATTCTTAGATTTGCTGCTTGTAGTTCAAATGCAGCACCAGCAACATTCATATCAACATCAGATCCAAAATTAATAATATGCTTTTGAATTTCCTTATTCTTAGGATGTCCATGTTTACTAACAGATTTTGGAGCACCTTGAGCATTAAAGAAGAAACCACCTCCAACTTCAATGTGACAATCACCAGTTACTTTTAATCTATAATCACCTTGAATTGTTCTACAGTAGTCATTATCAATAACCTTTGCATCATCTCCATGCACTTCTTCAGTTTTAGTACCTGCCCAACTAATATGGTCAGCAAGTAAATTACCCTCATCTCCATTAGCAGCAGTACTAGGATGATATCTAACTGGGAATGAATCAAGAGATGTTTTTATAACTGTTCCTGTAGGATCTTTTAATGTCCATGCAATAGCAGCAGGGTTTCTTTCCCATCCAGAACCAGCATTTTCAGTATATACATTGGTTATACTACCTTTAATAGTATGTGTACCTGCTTGTACATTCTCTATAATAAATGTAGATGTTACATTATGAGATTGGAACATTGATGTCTGACCTAGAGTTACTCCGTCCCATGAAATACTACCTTGATTATCCGCTTGAACATCAAAAGTATATGTTCCCTCAACAGTAACAACTACTTCCCATGTACCAGTATGTGTTCCTAGTAATGCTGAAGTATTAGATGGATAAACACCATAAGTTTTTAAGAAGTCACTCCATAAACCCTGTACACCATCTGGTAAATTGTCAGCAGATCTAACCCAAGGTGTTTGTGAAGACGTTGTTCTAGTTGATGCTGCAACTGCTTCTGCTGCTGCAATACTAACTTCATCCTCTGATAGATCTGGGAAGTCTTCTTTAATCTTTCTCTTAGCCATCCACTCTTGGTGCATGGCATTATTCAAACTTACTGAAGTATGAGTAGTACCATTCTCTCTCTTAATAATAGTTGCCTGACGACCAGGTGTACCAACATATAATTCAAAAGAACCATTAACTTGTGTCTTAGCAGTAGTTAAATAAGGATCCGCTTCAGAGAATACAGAATCAAATAGTCCACCAGCAATAGTAGTAGACTCTCCACACTTACCTCTAGTCTCACCTCTAAGTACTGCTATGGAAGCAAATTCTTCAGGAGTACAATGAGTTACACCAAATAGAGGGAACCAACCAACATTATCTTCTCCACTCTTAGGTGGTCTAACACAACCCGATTCAGAAAACTCAACAAATAACTTTATTAGTCCAGTTAATGTATTAACGTCTTTAGTAAATAAATTAGTCTTCTCAGAGAATATCTTATTACCTGCTTTCCAAGTATCTAATACTTCTTTTGCATCTTGGTAATCAGCAACTACTGCTTCAGTTTGTGATACTACTGTAGTAAGATTATTCAATAACTTTTCAACATTACATATTACAATACTAATAACACCTTCAACACCCTGAGTAACAAACGTTGGTTTATCAATCAGACTATCTAAGTATGAATCTAAATTAGATGTTACAGTAGTTAATGGTGTGTTAATAAAATCTGTTAGGTTATTATCAATAGCACATAAACTAGATAATATTTTACTAACTTCTGCCTGTACTGTAGTTTGTATTATATAAGGTGCTCCAGTTGACTTATTCAATAAAACAGACAACTCCAAATCATCAATAAGAGTAGAAGTTGCTGTACGCATAGCACTAACAACTTGAGTGAATACAGTACCTAAGAAATTTTGTATCTTTGCAGTAAGTTCTGCATTTGTTACAAGAGTTCCAGTAATAACATTTAAATATTGACCATCAGCACATTTAACTAACAAACCTGCTTGGTCTGCAAGATCTTCTATAAGATACGATAATGTATAATCTAAACTCTTCCAAGGTCCACCAACACCATTAGCAGCAGGTATTGGTTTTTCAGGTTGTCTTGGTTTTTGAGGATTACCAGCACTACCATTAATACCTGGAGTCATACCCACATTAAGTGGTGACCCCCTACCCCCAATCTCCGTAGTTGTAGTTGCTGCAACTGTTGATACACTATTATTTTGTAATCCTGGTCTTCTAAAATTATCTGACCCAATACCATTAGGGTCTCCTGGTCTATTTGATGCAGGATTTATAGTTCCAGTACTACTTGCTTTCATATCTTCACCAGTGAAAGCAAATTCCTTTATCTGTCTTGATTCTGTAGCTTTATTAACACGCATAACACCAATTACTATTGGCATTTGTGCATCATCACCATCCATAAAGAATCCCATAACAACTGCACCAGGTTGCAATTGTCCTGAAGATTCACCTTGCCCATCATTACCAGCTTGAGATGTATGTTGTAATACTGTTGCCCAAGGAAGATGGTCTGTCTTTAGATCTGCTGTAGTACCACCACGAACATTAGTATAATATCCAAGCACACGAACTCTAACCCTACCTAACTCCATAGGATCTTCATTATCTTCAACTTCACCAACCCACCAGAAAAATCCGTCTTTCCCTACAAAGTTAATATTATTCTCATTAATTATACCATCGATTGTCTGGTTCATTTTTATTAGGGTCTTATCATGTATATTTATTGAACTCTCAGATACTTATAAATTTCATCTGCACCCCAAATAATCCTACCTTTAGAATCTAAAAATCTATCCCTCATAAAAAGTTTATGTCCATAGACACCAAGTTCAGCATGACCTGTTATAACTTCTCCAGTTTCATCCATACTGGTATCAAAATTACCTAACCATGCTTGACCATCATACTTTAATACCATATCACAATCTTCATTGCGTTGCAACCCACTATAGGTTCCACCCCAATGTTCTAAAATAACTTCTTTATCCGATACCTCTACTAATTTCTTATAAGTTTTTAAATACGGTTCATTAGGACTTCTTCTCCCCCAATGAGTTGAATTTATAAACTCATCATTTTGCTCCCATCTGACATATACAGATTTGTATAAAGTGGGAGCTGATTGTGCTTGAATCTTATTAGACCAAGTTCCAAGTAACCATGATAAAAAATTGCTCATTAATCGTCATACACTAGGCACTCTGGCTCATCAGGATGCATTTCACAGAATAGTTCAATGGTATTAGGATCATGATGGTCGCCAGCATTAATCTCATCGATATGATGCTCACGATAAGTTTCTAACTCATTTAACTCTTCTGCCACATGCCTACGAGCTGCAGGACTAATTGTTGGGTTGTCAAGAATATCTCTATCTTTCTGAATGTGTTCTTCGATAGTTTTCATAATTTTTGTCTCCGTTACTAATAGGTAACAATACTATTTATTATCCTAGTATACTATCACGACCTAGCAACAGTTCTGTCTTCATTTTAAGACCATCCCCTGTATGATGACGTACACCCATGATGATATATCTACCACTATACTTCCTATCATTCTGAATTGTCGTACCAGATCTGAAGGTTCCTGGTAACTTAATTTGCACACCATGTCCAGCATAAAGGTCTAAGTTACCTGGAATAGTAACCATCAATTTAATATTCTTAAGTGTTTCTCTACGCAAATATTCATATGCTTGAAGTTCAACAACCTCTTCATAATTTTTTTGAGGATTCAGTTTATATTTTGGATCAAATAACTGATTAGGTATCATAGTATATCTAACTCTCTTTGGTTGGTCAATAACTTTTTGTATTTCTTTATCCATCAAAGTATTAGGATTGACATAATTTGTACCACCAACATGAGACATTTTTTTCCATACCTTTTTAAGAGTATAGTTATACTCCTTATCTTTCATATCAGTACTAACACCAATTCTTGATTGATTTATAGAAACTGGGTCAAACCCAATACTATATCCAGACCATGAACCATGCCTTAACCCCATAAGATAACTTCTCTCTTCAGGAAAAACTACACTATCAATCTTATATTGGTCTTCACCTGCATCAATCTTCATACCTTTAGGTGAATATGTGTAAGTATAAAGTGCTGGTTTACCTTTTACATTATCTGTCGTAGCTTCCTTCTGTTCATTAACATCATCTATCATCTTATCAATTGATTTAAAATGAAATCCTAAAGCAGATTCCCAGAAATTAAATCCATTCTGTAATACTCCACCTTTCTTAGATTTACGAACAGATCTTTCAGCAACCCAATAAATTACATCAATTGGTCTCCAATTAGGGATAACCAACCTCTGTTTATTGATAGTCTGCTCTAGGAACATACGTTTCTTACTTCCTAAGTACTTCTTATCTCTTACCAACTTCCTAATAATCTGTGATGCCTCTATAGAACCAGAAAATATCTTTTCAGTATGACCAAAAACATTTTTAATTTCATTCTTAATAAACTCATCAGAAACACAATTAACAATAAAAACATCTGCTGTTTGTGCTGTTCTAACTCTATCCTCAATATGAACACACCTCAACCAATAATCTCTATTACCTGTGAAATGAAATATAGTTAATTTAAATACTTCAGATCCAGTCAATGCTCCCATAAGTCCAGCAGCATCTTCAACTATAATACGTGCTTCTATAGTAGCAGACTCAACCGCTTCAACGATTTCAAAACCTTTAACAAATTCAGCAAGTTCATACTTACCAGAAGCATTCTCCATCCTCTTACCATTACGCCAGAGGCTAATTTTAAAATCAATTTCTGCTGTATTAGCTCTTTTGCTACTCATAACTATTTTTTCTTAGATGAACTTAGTTGGGTTGCTATTGACTTGAAGACACTCATAAAGGTATTTCCTTTTTGTTGTTGTGCTGCTTGAGATAATCTAGCAACAGCTTCTGCACCCATTCTTGCCTGACTAGCAGCAGATTTATTGGATGCATTAACAGCAGATGTAATCTCTCTAGCATTTTGACTAGCTTGGTCATGCAATCTAGACATGATATTACGTTTCTGCTGTGATGCTTCATACTTCATTATCTGTCTATGTCTTTCATTCTCTCTCTTCTTAAACTCCATCCTTTCTTCTTTCTTATCCTTTCCACCTTTACCACCAAATACACTCTGTAATACTTGACCTAAACCACCAGACATAGATTGCTTCTTATCCTTTTGACCACCTCTCTTAGTAGGCATACCAAACATTCCAAATAAAGCATCCATCATTCCACCACCTTTACCTCCCTCTTTTCCAAATCCACCACCTATAATTCCACTAGCAAGTGTCATAATAAGATCTTTACCAAATCCACCATCTTTCTTTCCTCCGACTAGATTACTAATCATAGTCATCATACCTTTCATCATCAATGGATTCATTCCACCCATCAAAGCATTCATAGCATTGGATGGTTTATTCTGGAATGTATATTTACCAAATCTAACTCCACCACCACCAGTAAGTAACCCCATTAATCCACCTTTATTTAATCCAGAACCAGGTTTAAATATGGTAGCAGTCATTAATTGCTGTGTTTTAGCTGGATCTAGTCCACTTTCAGTTAAACGTTCTTTAAGTTTATGTGCTTCTTTTGCTAACTTCATAGCTTTACCAGCAGCATTCAACTCAGAATTAGAGAATGTACCCTTTATCTTACCACTTTCTACATTAGGATACTGACCTGGTGCATGTAATATATCATGGAAACTTCCACTCTTCGCTTTAAACATTTGGGAATTACCAGTCTTATCAATAGCAGCCTTTCTATTAAAGATTGTTCTTGCTAGTAATGCTGAAGTTAGTTCATCTCCACGATGAGAAGCAACCAATCTTTGTACTAATCC